CATCTATACTAATGAGATTGTGTTTGCACACACGGAGGCGGTTGACCGGTACCCCCTACTCACGCTTCACATATCAACGGAACCCTAGTAACCCGATATAGATCCAAGTCCTATAAGCATGGGTCGTATCTTTTTCAACGGAGCCCAAACCATTTGTTGCCTTAAGTTAGCAATTTGCCTTTGACGCCCAAGTCCAGACCGGGTATCTCACCGTTCTTCAATGGGGCTGAGCCCAAACACTCAGCACAGAGTCGTGATCGCTGCCTGTTAAATTTTGTTTATTATGTGTGAGCCATGCACCCGCACCTGGATGTGGCCATTGTAATAATCTTGTGATTCCAATACTCGCCTTGCAAATTGTTCACGGGCCTCAATGTACGAGCATTCAGACTTGCTTTTGCAATAGTAAAGTATTTCTCTGGTAAAGTTTTCGGTGCCTAGTGTGATTACGTCTGCGGTCAATTCTGGGCTTGACCCATAGTACTCTCTCCAATCTGAATCGATTTTAGAGCGTATCTTCTTCCGCTTTTTTGTGCCGTTTTTTTGTTTTACAGTTTTGTATGTGGTTTTTGCGAATTTTGCTAATTTTTTGCCTATGTACTTGCGTCCAGAAAGATTATTTGTGATCAAGTAAACAAACCCTACACAGTCTTCGGGCAACGTCTCTACAGGAGTGTTTTGATATTGCCATGTCATAAAAGTGTAAGATTTGTCCTTGCGATATAGTTATGCCTCTTGATTGATTGATCTAAAAATATGCCTACAATATGAAATTATGCAAGATCTACGTCAGTGTTGTAACTGGTAAATCCGTTTTCTTTTATGACTTTGAGTATGTTCTCCACACGCCCAGCCAGTTCATCACGATGTGATACTAACCAAATTGATTTGTGACGCTCTCTACTCATTTTCTTCAGCAGAGCCAAAGCATTCTCTACACCTTGTGTGTCTAGACCGTTGTCGATCAGTTCATCAATAAACAACAAGTTGATTGGTGAGTATAAACTTTCCCAAACATCTCGGAACGCCCATGACATTGATAGTATCAATCGATTGCGTTCGCCACGGCTCAGGTTGTCAAAGTCCAGTTCACGGCCCAGTTCTTCGATGCTCACTGTGAGATCGTTCTGGAACTTCACTGTGTGTGGCAATCCAATACGATCCAGATAGTGTGTGAGTCTTGCGTTCAAATAACTCAAATTCTGATCAATAATCTTTTTGCGTACGAACGAATCTTTTGACGTCAGCAGTTTGAGTAGGAAGTCTTGATGATCCTGCACTCTAGTGAGTTCGTTCAAGGTATCATATGATACTGTTTGTAATGCTTGTCCTTGCATGTCTGTGATTTGTTCTTCGTAGGGATCCACATCTGCTTGCCTTGTGGTCAAATCCTTGCGTAAGGTTTCTACAGTATTGCGATGATTCAACGCCTGTTCTAATGTATCATAAAACACAGTAGGAGCAGAGCCTAGTTCACCTAGTTTTTCCAAGGTATCAGTATGCTCAATTCGTTGAGTATCGTTGGCCAGGAGTTGTAATGCAGTTTCTTGTACCAAGGCTTGTTTGGCCTGCTTCAACTCATCTTGTTTGTCATCATGTAGGTCTTGCCCGCAACTGTGACACTTGTGAGCATCCAGTGCTTCAATTTCTCGTTTGAGTTTGTCTAACAGTTTGGTAAGTTTGGCATCATCTGCATCAATCTGACGAATGTATCGCGTGGCATCGTCTATGGCTTTCTTCTTGACATGGAATGCTTCTAGATCTCTATGTGCCTGTACTTCGGCATCAATGTCTATATGTTCGAGATCTTGAATAGCCTGTCCTAGTTTGCCCACATCTTCATCACGTTTGGTAATCCAAAGACGTTGACGCTTACGCAGACTTTCAATCTGTTCTTCGATGCGCTTGTTGGCCTCTTGCACAGCACGAATGCGAAACTCTTCTACCTGTATAGCATCTTTGGTCTGTCTGTTAAGTTCTTTGATTGCATCAGCACGTTCACTCAATAGTGTAATACCCAACAACTGTTCAATGATAGTTCTTTGATCATTGGCTTTTAAACTTAGAAACGGTTCAGTATAAGTGTTCAGCGCCAGCACATGTTTGAACATGTCATGACTCATGTTCATCACACGTTCTATGGCATCCTGTGTTTCTCTTGAGTCACCTTGTGCTTCGTCTTCGGCTGCCTTGTGTTCGTTGTTGACGTAGAAACGCAATACATTTGGCTTTCGTCCACGCTCAATTCTGTACTCTTGGCTGTTGACACTAAAGTCCAAACTGACCAACATGTTCTTGCCATTGGTCTTGTTTACTAGATTGTCCTTGCGAATGTTTGAAAGTGCTTGACCATACAAGGCATAACTTAGTGCATTGATGATTGTGGTCTTGCCTGTGCCGTTGCGTGAGCCATCACCGCCCAGGTCCAAGTTCTCGCCCAGCACAAGTGTAAGGTCACTACGGTCAAAGTCAATGCCTTGCGTGGCCGCACCCACACTCATGAAGTTTCGAACAGTTAAATTTTTAATTTGGATCATAAATTTGGAGCAAGGTTAGTAATATAGTATAGCATATCTTTAGTAGAAGTAAAGTACCTATCCTGATCAAACGGCATTTCTTTGTGGTAGATATTTTCCAAACAGCCATTGATGTAACTCTCTTGAAACAATGTGAGCCTTGGAATAGAGATATCCATGCCGTGTTTGACACATTCTATCACATGGTCGCACTGTTGTTTGTGCTGGTGGTAGGTTATGAAACTCAAAAATTTTTCATGCTGTTGATAGAACTCTTGGGAAAAATCAAATTTTTTGTCTATAAATTTTTCCACTTTCTTGATATTTTGAACCAACTGGTCTAGGTCGTAAAAAGCAGAAAAATCAAAAAAACAAATGTCGCAGTGTGTGGGATATGTCATGGCTTGTTGTTTCAACCAATAGCCGTTGATGTGGGGATTTCTAAAACCAAATTTATAAAATTCTCTCAGCACATGTCTGGGTATGGATACTTGTGCTCGATCCAAAAACGGATATGCCGCATAAATCTGTTCCAAAGTTGTCTGATAAAAATTGTTGCTCAACTTGTTGACTGTGTCAATTTCGAGATCATCATTGTTGATATTGAAGTCCGCAGTCCGTAACAAACTTGCTGTAGATACCAGTAGCAAGTCGTCCTGCGTGAATCTAATAGATATGATCTTTTGTAAATTTGCTAGATGCACAGGCTCAAGTTCAAACCAATGCCTGGCCCAAAACAATTTGTTTTGTTGGTACTCATTGGTTTTGAGATGACTGGTTCCTGTTGCAGTAAAAGATTCAGTCATGTCAGGGGTGATGCGAAAAAATCGATTCAGGGTGGTCTCAAGAAAATGACCATGAGTCCCTGCTACAAAATCAATGGCAATTGTATCTGTCATGGCAGTTGAACTTTTTTGCGGAAAGAAATACCGAGACGATCTGCATCAAGATCATACACGAACTTGGTTACAACATATCCGTTGATCTTGAGGGCCGATACATGGTAAAATCGGTCAACCAATCTTGTGTCGTCAATAAATTTCAATGCTTGTTCTAACAATATCGTAGCAGGAGTATACTTGTGTGCCACTGTGTTCAACACACTAGATATCTGATCTAATGTTTGATATTTGAGCAAAGGAGATCTGTCAAATATCACAGCACACTGCTCGGCAGATATAGATGGCCAGCCAAGTCGATCATCAGACTGGTTGTCGATCAGTCGATCAAAATAGGCACGATCTAGATTGAAATTTTTTACGGTTTTTATTGTTTCCAGACTCTGGATGGATTTATGTGGGAACAAAGTTTTATAATACCATCCACAGCAGTCAACGCAAATAACTGTGGATTCTTCTAAACCATCAAGGTCTACCAACTGATCTTTGGCGTCAGTCTGATGATGGTACACATGACGGAAAAAACTATCTCGATTTTGATCAGTTATCTGTGTTTTTTGTTTTGTATCCATATAGCCATGTCAATGGTTGCACAAAGTTGAAATATCTGCCAAGGTCTTGATCAAATGAGCCTGACTTTGTGACAGAATATCCATGCTCATGAAGTTGATCGCCAACAAAGTCAACTATGTCTTGGCCTTGGTGTTGAGATATTTCGAAATCTTTGGTAGTGTCGTTTCCTTTGATACAGTATCTATTGATCCCGATGTAGAAAGTTTTGATAGACTCAGACAAGTGAGTTTTGCATAAGGAGATCAATTCCGAACACCAGATTGGTTGATTTAGTATTAGAATCAAATTATCAGACTGAATGTCTTGATTCAAGCACTTGGCAAATTCCCAGTCTTGACCCACATACTTTACCGTGTGATGTTCAAACAGTTGTAAAATCAGTTGGTCTTGATCACACAATGACTGACCTAATTGTGTGTGTCTCCATGTCATAGAGTCTGGTATATCTTTAACAACAATTTATTGTCGTAAAATTCTGATTCAATGTTGGTAATCTGATCAGTAACAATTTGATCCACCGATTCAAATTTGACTTCGCCGGGCGCCATGTCAGTGTCCACCGAACTATTTTTGTTGGGTATCAAGGCCATCTCTCGCAAGCCATAATCCCGGATGTAAGTTTCTTTGATGAAGTTGGCCTCTTCATATGATATCTCAATGTCCAACTGCACACGCACATGCATGTCTCGAGCAAGTAAGTTGGGTGCGTTGTCGATGATATTGGCCAAGCCTAACACACGATATCTGGGTTGATCGGGCCAGGCATGATACACTGGCTCCTGCCCCCACTCAATAATGGTCAGGCAACGTTCATCGTCTCCGGCATCGGCGTAGTTGTGCGGGAAACAATTGCCAATATAGGTAATGTTCTTTTTGGTCTGTCGTTTGTGAAAGTGTCCAGTGAACACATGTTCAAAGTTTCCAAAGTCTTCTCTGCGTACTTCGCCGTGATCCGGCATCTCTACCATGGCGTTCATCAAGTAACCAGGCAATTCAAAGTGCCCAAACATGTACCGACCTTTTAGTTTAGGAATGCGTTTGTGATCATCTCCGCAAAGCCAAGGTGCAATAACGACATCGCCGCTACTAAACCAATCGTTACATATAGTAACATTCGGAAGATGACGGGCCCATTCCACGCTTTGTATATCACGTTTGTCGCGATAATACAAGTCATGATTACCAGGAATGAAAAAAACATGCTCGAAGTTGTCATTCATATGCTCCAGTGCCCGCAGGCTGTAGTTTAGGGTAACAATGTTCAGGCTGGCACGGTTGTTGTGCCAGTCGCCGAGAAACAAACAGGTCTCACAACCTTCTGATTTGGCTTTAGCAACGGCCCACTTGACAAAGTTTAGGCAATCCTCGTTGTGTTGAACACTGTTGCTTTTTAGGCCAAAGTGAATGTCTGTAAAGACCGCGGCTTTGCGAAATAGGTTAGTCATCAACCTATTATACTACTCATCAAGACTAGAAACAACCGGTCCGGACATGGCAGCCATGCTGTGTTTGCCCGAGTTCTGGCGTGTCCATGACGGATTGAGTCCGTTCATTTCCAGGATGTCATCACGTATGTTTTGATTCTTTTTCTCAATGTTTAGGATACGAGTGAAACTATTAGTGATAGCGGCAGTATAATACGCAAAAGGGTTCTGCGATTTTGATTCATCGAACTGGAGTCCGATTTGAGACAGTTGTAGCAGGGCTTGTCCCCGCATTTCTTCGTTGTA